ATGGCGGCACGCTCGCCCCCGCGCTAGCCGTGCGTGTCTCTGCCTACGCTCCCATCCCCAAGGTCGGACAGGATGCCTAAAACCCAACGAGGCCTCGTTGAGCTAGCTACGCGGCGTGATCTCACTGAACTGGGTGAGAACCTGCGCAAGCCGTCGGGGTTGGCCGCGTCGTTGCTGGTGCTGGCGCAGATCCAGGATGGCACGTCGCCGCTGACGGCCCGGGATACGGCGACTGTGGCGGCTGAGTACCGGCAGACGATGGCGGAGCTGAAGAAGCGGGCGCAGCCCAGGCCGCAGGAGGATTCGCTTGCCAAGCGTCGCGCTCGCCGAGCCGCAGCCCGCGGCGCTGCAGGGTGATCCGCGACCGCGGATCCTCTGGGTGCCGGAGTCGGACCCTTCCGATGCTGGTGTCGAGGCGGTCGGGCTTGCCGAGGATGTAGGCCTCAAGCTTGACCCGTGGGAGGCGTTCGTCCTCGAACGGTCCCTCGGGGAACGCGGGGACCGGTGGGCGGCATTCGAGGTGGGACTGCTGGTATCGCGCCAGAACGGGAAGGGCGCGATCCTGGAGGCCCGGGAGTTGGCGGGGCTGTTCCTGTTCGACGAGCGGCTGATCTTGCATTCGGCACACGAGTACAAGACGGCCGCTGAGGGGTTCCGCCGGGTGCTGGCGCTGGTCGAGGGCAGCGACATGCTTCGTCGGCGGGTGAAGCAGGTCCGCACCTCCCACGGCGAGGAAGGCATCGAGCTGCTGACCGGCCAGCGGCTGCGGTTCATCGCCCGCTCGACCGGGTCCGGCCGCGGTTTCACCGGCGACTGCATCATCCTGGACGAGGCCTACAACCTGCCCGACGCGATGGTCGAGGCGTTGATGCCGACCGTCTCGGCCCGTCCAAACCCGCAGCTGTGGTACACCACCACCGCACCTGACCGTGACCTGGCCCCATGTGACCATCTGGCAAGGGTGCGGCGCCGGGGGATGGCCGGCGGCGACCCTGGCCTGGCCTACTTCGAGTGGTCGATCGACCCACATGACGAGTTCTGCCCGGAGGGCTGCCGCCAGCACGACGACCGCTCAAGCATCACGTCGTGGCTGAAGGCGAACCCGGGCGCGGGGATCCGGATCTCGGTTGAGCACATGGCCCGCGAGTTCGCGGCGATGGCGCCGGCCGGGTTCGACCGGGAACGCCTCGGTGTGGGGAACTGGCCGACCGGTGATGCGTCGTGGCAGGTCATCAGCGAGCAGCAATGGAACGCCCTGGCCGAGGCCGCCCGGCCGTTCCCGCAGATCCAGGGCCCGGTCGCCATCGCCGCGCACGCGACCCCTGACCAGTCGTTCGGGGCGATTGCAATCGCTGGCCGCCGAGCGGATGGGGTGCTGCAGGTCGAGGTTGCTGAGCATCGGCCGCGGATCGGTTGGATGGCGAAACGGCTCCTGGAGTTGAACGAGGCGCATGAGCCGTGTGCGCTGGTCATCAACGACAAGGGGCCGGCGGGGCCGCTGATCGCGCCGCTTGAGGCCGAAGGCGTCGAGGTCGTCAAGCCGAGTTACCCGGAGGCGGCGCGGGCGTGCGGCCAGCTCTACGAGCTGGCTACCGACTCCAGGACGCTGCGGCATCTTGCCGACCCGGCGCTTGCGGTGGCGTTGTCGGGTGCGCAGCGCCGCCCGGTCGGTGACGCATGGACGTGGACGGGCACATCGCTGGCTGTGGATATCTCGCCGCTGGTGGCGGTGACGCTGGCCGCATGGGGGCACGCGACCCGCGCGCACCTCGGTGAAGACCCCGTACCGGCCCCTGAAATCTTCTGAAAGGCTGTCATGGTTCGCCGGATCACGATGATCGCCTGCCTCACCGCCGGGATCCTGCAATTGGCGGGCCCCGGTTGGGCGCTATTGGCGTTGGGGCTGCTCGTCGAGCTGGCGTGGCCGCAGCAGCAGCCCGCGTGGCTGAACCCGATCACCGACCGTGCCGCGGCGCTGTGGACCTCGGCGCGGGCGATCCCGCAGCAGATCGCCGCGGTCACCTCCGCCGGCTCAGGCATGGCGCTGGTCCCCGTCGGGGTCGGCCTCGCCGTCGGCCTGGGCCCCGCGCTGGTCGCGCTCGGCGTGCTCGCGCTCGGCCTGGGGCTGCTGCTCGACCGGACCGCCTGATGGGGTGGCTAACCGGCCGGAAGACGATCGGCCTGCAGGTCCCTTCCGGCGACCAGGGCGTCGTGCGGATCGACCCGTTCGGCGGTGGCCGGCCGAACCTCGACGGGATGATCTTCCCCGATTCGAGCTATGAGACGTACGCGCGGAACGGCTACGGCCGCAACGAGCTGGTGTATGCGTGCATCGCTGAGAAGGCCCAAAGCCTGCCGCAGAGTGTGCTGCGGGTCTGGCCCGCCGGCACCTCCGGCGGGGAGCCGCTCGAGGGCCATCGGCTGCGGCAGCTGATCGCCCAGCCGAACCCGGTTACCAACGAGTTCGAGTTCTTCGAGTTGTCGGTCACCTACCTCGACTTGGCGGGCAACTGCTACTGGCTGATCCAACGCGGCCGCGACGGCCTCCCCGCGCAGCTGTGGCCGCTACGTCCCGACCTGGTCCGGGTCCTCCCGTCGCGCACGGACCCGACCGTCTGGCGGTACGGGTATATCCTCGACCCGACCGCCGTGGCGCGGGGGCAGCCGGCCGAGGTCGTGCCGGTGCCCTCCGGCGACATGATCCACATCAAGTATCCCAACCCGCTCGACCAGTACTTCGGGCAGGCCCCGCTGCGGCCGGCGTCGAAGGCGACCACCCTCGACAACGCCGCGACCGACTTCGTCGACTCGCTGCTGCGCAACGACGGGGTGCCGCGGACCGTCGTCACGACCCAGCAGGAGATCGACCAGCAGGTCGCCGACAAGCTGCGGGCGCTCTGGCGGCAGGCGGTCCGCCGCAACGAGCCGGCGTTCCTGCAGCAGGGCATGGAGATCCACACGCTGGGGTTGAACCTGCGCGACCTGGAGTTCCCCGACCTGCGGACCATCAGCGAGTCGCGGATCTGCATGGCGTTGGGGGTGCCGCCGATCCTGGTCGGCGCGAAGGTCGGCCTGGACCGCAGCACGTTCTCCAACTACGGCGAGGCGCGCGTGTCGTTCTGGGAGGAGACGATCATGCCGCTGCAGCGTCGCTTCCTCGAGCCGGTCCGTACCAGCCTGTTGCCGGAGTTCTCCGGCGTCGGCCGCTCCCGGGTCGAGCTGCGCTGGGACAACGCCGACGTGCTCGCGTTGAAAGAGGCCGAGTCGGCGCGGTGGGAACGCGCGACCAACGCGCTGGCGCGCGGCGGCGTCACGATCAACGACTTCCGCCGCACCGTCGGCCTCGACCCGGTGCCGGGCGGCGATGTGTTCCTCCTGCCGGCTGGGGTGACGCCGCAGCCGTCCGACCAGATCGCGCAGCCGGTCGAGCCCACTGAGCCGGCCGAGCGGCCGCAGCTGGAGGCGGCGTCCTACGCGCTCCGGTTCCTCCGAGAACGAGACCATGACCGGGCCTTGGCCGTCCGCAACGGCCACCGCGAACTTGCAGGGGTGAAGGATGGATCCTGAGCGGCTGAACCTGCCGATCGAGTGGAAGGCGGCCGGCGACGGCAGCGGCGAGGTCGAAGGGCACGCCGCCGTGTTCGGCAACGTCGACCTGCAGGGCGACCTGATCTTGAAGGGTGCCTTCAAGAAGACCTTGGCCGACTGGGGTCGCGCCAAGGGCAACATCCCACTGGTCGACGGCCACCTGTCCGACAGCGCCAAGACGCTGCTCGGCAGCGTCAAGCAGGCCAGGGAGGACACCACCGGGCTGTGGTTCCGCGCGGGGTTCGCCAGCGACGAGACCTCCCAGGCCGTGCGGACCAAGGCGCTGGAAGGCCACCTGACCGGCGTGTCGATCGGGTGGCTCCCGACGAAGAACGGCGTCGCCTTCAAACGCGGCGGCGACGGCGAGATCGTCCGGGTCCTCAGTGAGGTCCGGCTGTTCGAGATCAGCCTGACGCCGATCCCCGCCAACCCACAAGCGCAACTGACCTCCGTGAAATCCGCCAGCGATCCCGCCTCGCCACCACAGGATGGACTGGACTTCGACCAGTTCGCCGAGGCGATGACCAAGGCGCTGGCGCTGCCCACGGCCGCGAGCAAGGCGGCCGTGGGCATCCTGCTCGCCGACTACCACCACGAGGCAGCCGGCGCGGCCGACGGGCCGCCCACTGCCGACGCGGACGCCACCACCGATCCTCCCCCGGCCGGTGACGACGCGCCCCCACCCGACGGCGCCGCCGCGTACGCGCTGCGGCTCATCACCCCTCCCGGGCCGCGTGACGGCGCACCCGACGGCGAGCCGCCCCAGGCACTCGCCTACCCGCAGCAGCTGCTGGCCGCAGCGAGCCAGCAAGCCGACCTCGACCGGCTGGAAGCCGAGATCACCAACGCCCTCGGGAGGGCCACAGCATGAGCGACACCCGCTACAAGGACACAATGGACAAGGCCCTGCAGTGCATCCACCTCGCCAGGGCCATCAACGACCGCTACCCCGACGCGAGCCAGATGCCCGCCGAGGAGGTCGCCAACCGCAAGGCCCTGATCGCCGAAGCCGGCAGGCTGCGGGAGATCGCCGACGCGGAGAAGGCGCAGGGCGACCTGGAGACCTGGGCCGCGCAGCCCGACGACTTCCAGCCCGCCCTGAAGGCCGTCGCCGCCAACGGCGCCACCAAGGCCGGCCAGGACGGCGACCGGTTCGCCGAGGTCGACAAGCAGCTTCAGACCAAGCGGTTCGCTAAGGCGCTCCGCGGCGGCGCCGGTGCGCTCACCCTGGAGGAGAAGGCGGCCATCATCGAGGACGCCACCGGGCAGATCATCGTCCCGGCCGACCTCGCCGGCCCGATCTTCCTCACCCTTCCCCGCCTCGGCGTGCTCCGCAACCTCGCGCTGGTCCGCCCGACCGGGAGCAACCGCGTCGACGTCCGCGCGCTGACCCAGGCGACCGCCGGGTGGGGACAGATCGAGATCACCAACGCTGGCGGTGCGACCCCACCGACCGATGCGGCGATCGCGGCGACCGGCCCCAACACCGTCTCCGTCCAGGATCTCGTCGCGCTGGTCAAGATCGGCGTCGACGAGCTGATGGACACCGACGCCAACCTCGTGTCGCTGGTCCAGGAGATCGTCGGCGCGCAGTTCGCGCAGATGGAAGACGACGCGTTCGCCAACGGGAACGGCACCAGCAAGCCGTTCGGGCTGGCGACCCGCGCGACCGTCGGCGGTGCGATCCCCGCGGCGCAGGGCGTGACCGCGGCTGCGTCCGCGGTCGTCCCTGACCAGCTCAAGTCGATGCAATACCTCATCACCAGCCGGTTCGCCAACAACGGCGTCTATCTCGCCTCCGATGACGCGACCCAGGCGATCGCGCTGCTGAAGGACTCGACGTCGAACTACCTGTGGCAGCCGTCCAACCAGGCGGGGCAGCCCGACGTGCTGTTCGGCCGGCCGTTCTACCGCATGTCGGGTCTGCCGGCGATGACCGCGACGACGTTCTTCACCGAGCCGTCGGTGCTGTTCGGCGACGTCCGGTCGGGCTACATGATCGCCGACCGGCAGCAGATCACCGTCCAGCGGCTGGACGAGCGGTACGCCGACCAGGGCCTGGTCGGGTTCCTGTTCCGCCAGCGCGTCGGCGGTGACGTGATCCGCCCCGCCGCGTTCGCGAAGTACCTGCTGTAGTTCGTCCCCGCGGGCGCGACGTGGCCGCTTCCCGTCGCGCCCGCAGTCCCACCCACCGAGGAGGTAACGATGGCCAAGCAGTCGGGCGGCAAACTGCCGCCGCTCCCGGATGTGCCGCGCAACGCAAAGGGTCAGCCGGACGGCAACCCGTCCCGCGCGGCGCCGCGTCCGGCGCCGCAGATGGATGGCAAGCCGGTCAGCCCCGCGGTCGCGCGATCGCGTGGCAGCGCCGCCGCCGGCCAGGGCCACGGGAGCGGGAAGTGAAGGTCGTCATCTACGGGCCGCTATCCGCCCGTAATCACCTCGGCGAGATGGTCGGCTTCGCCCCCGACCAGCTTGTCGAGGTCGACGACGACGACGAGAAGGCGGTCGCGTGGGCTCGGGGGTGGGCTTCCACTCCCCACGGTGAGCTCGTCGAGGACGCCAAGGCCAAGGAGCCGGAGCCGTCGGAGCCGTCGCTGGCCGACCTGCGTGAGCAGGCCGACGCCAAGGGCCTGCCGACGTACGGCACCAAGGCGCAGCTGCAGGAACGCCTCGCCCAGGCCGACAAGGGCAAGTAACCAATCAGGTTGGGAGCCCCCGTCCTCTCCGGAGCGGGGGCTCCCACATATCCGGAGAAAATCATGCTCATTGACACGGCAGTATGGATCGGCGTCGAAACCGCCGAGATCGAGGCGCAGCCGATCGCGGTCGAGTGCCCTGAGTGCTTCGCCATTGTGCGGGGCCGGCATCTTGGCGACCACCGGGTCGCCGTTCACTACCAGACCTCGCAGGACGATGCCGAGTGAAGATCCTCTGGCATTCCGTCGCGCCGTGGGCGCCGACCGGGTACGGGCAGCAGACCGGCGTGTTCGCCCCCCGGCTGAAGGCCCTCGGCCACGACATCGCCCTGTCGGTCTACTACGGCCACCAGGGCTCCGAGATGATGTGGAACGGGATCAAGTGCTACCCGTCCTACTCGGCCGCGTACGGCTCCGACGTGATCGTCCCCAACGCCCTACACCACTTCGACGCCCACACCAGCCGATCGCTGCATGAGGCCTCGTGCCGGGGGTTGCTGATCACCCTCGGCGACGTGTGGACGTTCGAGTCGCCCCTGCTCGACCAGCTCGCCGTCGCCTCATGGGTGCCGATCGACCACCTCCAGGTGCCCGACGTGACCAGGAACTGGTTGAAGACGATGGGTGCCGTCCCGGTCGCGATGAGCCAGTTCGGGGAGCGGGCATTGCAGGATGCCGGGTTCAGCCCGATGTACGTCCCCCACGGCCTCGACCTGGGCGTGTTCCGACCCGGCGACCAGGCCGCCGCGCGCAAGGGTGTCGGCGTCCCGGAGGACGCGTTCGTGGTCGCGATGGTCGCCAACAACATCGGCCGCGACGGCAACCGCAAGGCCTTCAGCGAGCAGATCGCCGCGTTCGCACAGCTGCGCCGCAAACACAGCGACGCGATGCTGGTGCTGCACTGCGATGTCGACCAGCCCGCCGGGATGCGCCTCCGGCCGTTCCTCGAGCGGACGCTCCCGAAGGGCAGCTACACCTACACCGACATCTACGCCTACCGCAAAGGCCTCAACCCCGCGGCGGTCGCGGAGGTGTACCGCGCCGCCGACGTCCTCTCCAACTGCTCCTACGGGGAGGGATTCGGCATCCCGATCATGGAAGCCCAGGCGTGCGGGATCCCCGTGATCGTGACCGACGCGACCGCGATGCCGGAACTTGTCGGCGCCGGCTGGAAGGTCGGCTATCAGCAGATGTGGCACGACAGCCAGGGCGCCTGGGCTGCAGTGCCCCGCATCGGCGAGATCGCCGACGCCTACGAGGAGGCCTATCAGCACGCCCGCGACGAGGACATGCGGGCGTTGGCATGGGCGAAAGCGCAGGACTACGACGCCGACCGGGTCACGGAGGTGTATTGGAAGCCGGCGCTCGACCGGTTCGCCGAGGCGCTCGAGCGGCGCCGCGAGGATCTGGAGCGCCCGCCTGACCCGGCGAGATTCCCGGTCCAGATCCGGTCGACTGATGGGTTGCTGTGGGTCGACCGTGGCAACCGGACCGGCGACAACCTCGGCCCCGACCCGCACGAGCAGGACCTGTGGCCGATCCTGGAGGGGTTGCTGCCCGAGGGTGGGGTGCTGCTGGATGTCGGCGCGCACGTGGGGCACTGGTCGCTGCGGCTGGCCAGCAAAGCCAGCCGGGTGATCGCGGTGGAAGCCAACCCGGTCACCGCGTCGACCCTGCGCCGCAACGTCGCCCTGAACGACCTCGGCGACAAGGTGACCGTGTTGCCGTTCGCAGCATGGGACGAGACGGCTTCCCTGCGTCTCTTCGACCCCTACAACCAAGTCGCTGGCGGCTCAACGAGGGT